TCCCGTGGGCTTTTGCTGGTACTGAGCGTTCCATTTATACGGCGGAAGTTCCTCTTTCAGCGCCGCTAGTTCATCTAACGGCCAGAATTCAGGCCAGAGTGGATTTCCCGACGGCAAAATAGCCGGTAATTCGATTACTTCCCACTCAGTCGAGTCTGATTTCAACACCCGGCCAGTCAAATCCTTGTCCGACCAGCGTGTCATCACAATCACAATCGACCCGCCCGGCTGTAAACGCTGCCGTGGGCCAGACGTGTACCATTCGTACACACTATCAAAGACGCTCGGATCCCCTTGCGCCAGTCTAGCTTCCTGTTCCGAATGCGGATCATCAATAATCAGCAGATCAGCACCCTTACCAGTCACCGTACCGCCAACACCAATCGCAAAATAATCCCCGCCATGCGACGTCGCCCAACGACCTGCCGCTTTAGAATCCGCTCTCAACCCCACATTCGGGAAGATCCTCGTATATTGATCACTATCCACCAGGTTCCTGACCTTCCGGCCAAACCCGACCGCCAATTCAGCGGTATTCGACGTCTGGATCACCTTCTTCTCTGGATACTTCCCCAAGAACCAAGCCGGCAACAAGTAACTCGCAAACTCACTTTTTGTGTGACGCGGGGCCATATTAATAATCAGCCGTTTTACCTTCCCCTCCGCCACTTCCTCAAACTTCTTAGCCATCAGAGCATGGTGTCGGCCATGTATAAATCCCGGCCACATCTCCTTTACAAACGACATAAAAGATCCCTGCGCCTTCTCCCGCGCAATCGCGTCCTTATACTCCCCCACCTGCGCCAGCAACTTCTCCTGCTCCGCCGCCGGCAGCCGGCTAATCATCTCACTCAAATCCATCAGTCCAAATCCCTGAACTGTATATACACAGGCCGCACCGACCGAAAACTACCCTTCACCCGCTTCAACACCCCCAGCTTCACCAGCCGGTCAATAATCTCACTCGTACTCCCCAACCCACCCTTACCCCTCACCCGACATATATCCCGGATAGTTGGCCCAAACCCATAATGCTTCCACCACTCATCCACCACCAAAAACACATCCTTCTGCGCCGGCGTCATCCCAACCTCCATACACTCACTAAACGTCTTCTCCCGCCGTTTAGCCACCATTTCCCTGTTAATTAATATTCTGCTGCGCTGCGTCATAGCCTCATTCCGCATAAACACTACGTTTTGAGAGGCGTTTGGCAACGTTGCCACCCCGCTTATTGCGGTGCAACATCATCTTTTCCCAAAAATATATCCCCCCGGGGGGTGTCCGTTTGTGAAGAGATGGGGGTGGTTTCTGCTGGGGCGGGCTTCTTGGATTTGCGCACCTTTTTTGAGGGGGATGGTTCGTGTGGAGTACTATGTATGTGCGGGCCGGAGTCCCATTCTGCGCTTGGTGGGGTGGGGGCAGGGTGGGGTTCCGCCTCCTCCGATTTCATTTCCCCCGACAATTCATCCAGCAGCGCGGTCGCGTCTACGTCTACCGCGTCATCTGTACTGAGTACCATTGATTTAAGCTGATCGAGTATCTGCGCCCTGATCGCGCCGGAATCCTTGACGTGTTCTATACGCTTGGTTTCCCTGAATGCGTCAACGCCCACTAGCTGCCCGATGCTACGCACCGCTTGCACCCGCGTTGCAGCCTTTTCGTCGGGATTCGTTGCAATCTCAGCGAGAGTTGAAATGACGATTGAGCGCAAGCCTGTAGCAGAATGCAGCGCAGCGAGTTCATTTGCCTGCTCAATCCGTTCTATCTCAGCCTTTATTCTGTCTTGCGACTTAAGCCTACTCGCATGGTTTCCTACCGTAGTGGGCGAGCCTTTCGCGTTATACGCAATCCTGTAGGCATCCGCACCGGTTTCCCCGAGTGCGACCTGTTCAGCGAATCTGCGCATCTTTGGCGTTAATGTGCCTTTTGGCACTTTCATTGCCTTTTCTATTCCGTGTGCCTTTACTGTTTGGTGTATAGATTTGCGGTTCATTCCGGTGTACCGATTGATTCCTTACTTGCGCGCGCGCAGCCTGATATATCACCGGCCGAGCCCCTCATTTCGCGCCGAATGTACAGGAACAAATAGGGAAAATCAATTACCCGCGCAAAATTGATAGCAACCCTATCAATCCTGGGCTATTGATTGATAAATACAATCATGAAACCCCATTGACAAATGTATTGCATCGACTAATATCACTCCCATGCGATGCACTCTGTATCGCCTACCAGGAGCCCGACCTATGAGCGCAAATCGAGAATTCTCGCAGTACACAATCAAATCACTACATTCAGCCGGTAATTTCCCTTATGAAATCCTCATTGCAATGGTGGGAAGCGGAATCGAATATCCCGATGCTGTAACCAAAGTTGCTTTGGCCTTGCGCATGGATGACGATGAAATCAGCTGGATGATTGAATCCTACGAAATGACCGCTTGAAAGGCCGACCATGAAGCAATACGCCTACACCTTCCGCGCAAAGAATGACATTAGCTACACGATTGTTGCATCCCGCTATGAGCAAGCGAGCCGCTATTTCCTGCGCGTGTTCGATGGCTTTTTTACTGTCGTTTACAACGGCAGATATACCGGCGCACCAGTGCGCAATGGCACTTGCGTGAACATCAAACCCTGAAAGGAAACCGACCATGCAGAACTTCACCTACCAGCAAATCCGCAGTATTGAAGCAACCACCAACCGCCTGTGCAACGTGGCATTCAGCCTGACCGACAGCGATTCGAAGCAATACAAAGATGCTGCCGCACTGAGCGAAATTATCAGCCGCTTGCGCCAAGCCGCCGATGTTATGCAATACAACCCGGAGGGCGCTGAAATACTCATGATGAGTTTGATTCGCCCACTACAAACCGCCACCACCTGAAAGGCCGACCATGACACGCACCGACCGCAACCATATCAACGCGCAATTGGAATCAATTAGCAACTTGATGCAGACACGCCAAACCGCTGAAGCCGCTCGCCGCATGGCCGCGCTGATTCAATCTGGCGCGACCGCTTACCACCGTTGCGACCTATACCAGCTTGCAATCCGCATCGGCATTAACACGCACCCAGAATTCAAACTTTGAGAGGAACCGCCACCATGAGAGATTATTTGACTATCGGAACTGTACCGACCGACGAAGATTGCACCTATAACGAGCCGACCGGCGCATATGTGACCGCGCAACGCCGCGAAGCCACTTTATTCGCCCAGCAAATCGCCCGCCACTATCCCGAGCCCGATGCCGGATATGTGACTGTCAAGCGGTTCGCGCACGACTTTGGTGGCTATTTCGAAGCTTGCGTTGTTTTTGATGATGAGGATGAAGCCGCCACCAATTGGGCTTTCCAAGTTGAAGCCGACCCGCTTGGCGTACTGCGCGAATGGGATGAACAATCCCGCGCCGCGCTGAATTTCGCCTGATATCACCGGCCGGCCATGCGCCGGCCATTACTGGAGCCGCGACCATGACATTTTTTCGCAACTATGAACGCGCTGTAGCTGTCCGCAACGCCAACGCCGCCGCTGACCCTGATTGGCAATATGTCTTGCACTTGGTATCGACCCGCCGCATGAACCGCAACGTGTGGGTTATTGAAATCCATGACGAAGATGGAATTCTGATCGGCAACTTATAAGGAACCGATGATATGAAAATTACTGACATTACCCGCGCTTACCACCGCAACGGCGTATGCGGAGAGCCTTTCCAAGTTGCAACCTTCACCATGCAGGAAAACACCGACCCGCCCCGCAGAATGGTTGCCGTTCGATTCGCCGATGACGATTCAGGCGAGTGGAGCAACCCGCGCATAGCCGTTTTCGACTTGGCCCTACTCGCACAGGGTGAAATTGAGTTCACCGTTAATAGCTGGAGAGGTGACCATTTCGCCGACCATCTCGACCCGCATTTTTTCCCAAAGGCCGACCATGCAAACTATTGATATCTGCCCATCGTGGCGAGCAATCTTGCCGATTCTGATCGAAATTGCCGCCAACGGACAAACCCCAAACGGCCGCCATGCCGCCATGCAAGAGTTACTCAAGCTTGCCGATACCGTCGATCAAATGAACGAATCGCTGAGAAAGGCCGACCATGCAAACCCTGCTTGAGATGATTGTCGGCGCGCTCGGCGCACTTTTTCTGTGGTTTTTCTTTTTTGTGCTGTTTCTTTTCTGATCGGAACCGACCATGACCCGCGAACAATTGACAAATATTTATCTGACTTGGGTAAATGATTTTCTGACTATCGGCGGATTCGCCGACCATTTCGGACTGACTGACCGCGAAGCTGAAATGCTGTTAGCTGTTGCGCGCAGCGCGTACGAAAACCCGCACCCAGAAGCATAAAACGGAACCGACCATGCACCGCTTAAACGACTATTACGAAGAAACCATCGCCGGACACTATTTGCCCGCCCTCATTAACGCCGACTACACCGGACTGTCCGACACCGAAGCCGCCGAGCTTGACGCTTATATGCTCACCTACAACGCCCTGCCGGATTTGACTATCAGCACCGACGATGATGAGTCTAGCTTTGCCGTTGACGCTGTATCTGGCCTACACGCCGACTGCTACACCGTTCGGTTTTATTTCACGAATCACGCGCTTACACCGCAGCAACACGCCCTTGACCTAAATTAAACGGAGCCGACCATGCAAGCGATTCATACAAAGTATTTGACCGCAACGAACACCAAACCAAGCCGGATTAAAGCCTACACACACGCCGGACTGTCGGCCGTCATATCGTACCCGCACGAATTCGACGGACACAACGCGCACTATCAAGCCGTAAAAGAACTTGCTAAAAAACACGCGCTTACTTGGGATATTGACCGCATGACCTGGGGTGAAAGTGCCGATGGCAGAGGATATGTTTTCTGTTTTTCTGATAGCAAGGTGACAACATGATCGACTATTGGAATCGACCTGTTTACAAGACCCAAGTGCATACCGCGCGAATTGCAGCGCAGATTCTGAACCTGCCAGCAGGGAACATAGCAACGCGCGGCAATCACCCAATATTGTATTTGCGACTGCTACCAGCGCACCGCTGTGCGTATTCGCTCAGACTCCGCAAGCAAATTGCCGACATTGTGCGCGACTCCAGAAAAGCCGGAACCTACAAACTAGAAAAGGTGAAACCATGAAAATTACTATTCGCATCGACAAAAATTATGGGATTGAAACCGCTTATCCAGTTTGCGACCGCGCGCAGATATTTGCCCGCATCGCCGGAACTAAGACCCTGACCCGCCATGCCTTGCGCGATATCGCCGCACTCGGCATCGAGATTGAAATCGAGCAGACCGCTCCGCGCACTTTCGCCGCATTGACCGCTTAACAGGAGATCAGACGATATGAATAACGAATACATTTCAAAAGCACTCACCACGCTAAAAGAACTCGGCGCAACCGAGATTGTCATTTACTTTGATGGCAGCGGCGATTCAGGTTCTATTGATAGCGTACAGATCAGACAATCAGACGGTAAGGTTGTGCCAAACCTTGACGATTTATTCGTCAATTATCCCGTAGAAAAGAGCCAGTACATCAACGGCGAATGGTTTAACGACGTTGAAATCAAACAGATACCGATTTTCGACGCGCTGGAAAAGTACACATACGACGAGCTGGAGCGCACAAACGTGGATTGGTACAACAACGATGGTGGATTCGGAGAGCTGCGAATTGAGCTATCAGACGATGTATCTATCGAATTAGAAGTTAACCAACGCTACACCGAGTACACCACCTACTCATTTTCACTAAGCGAGGAATAATCATGCACCCATATCACCACGCGCTCACCACCGTTAAACAATGGGGCGGCAAGCCAGAGGACTATATCGAAATTCATGCTTGGTTTGATGCGACGAAAGAGCAATTTGCCGATGCCCGTCACCGCGCACTACGCCACCACGCGCAGGGCATTTTCGAGTGTGAGCGCGTATTCGGTCAGACGATTACGAACTCAGACGGTAGGGTTGTGCCTGTCCGATATGTTGGAGAGCAGCACGTTAAAGAGGATTGCGGCGGCAGGATACCCACCGTTGCAGATTGGTTCCGCAATATCAAAATGGAATCATGGATGAATCGCGGGTACAAGATTGACACAGATCAAGCCGCTTAATAGGAGATCAGACGATGGAATTTAATTACATAACCAAAACAGGCATCGCCCTTGACGATTTTGGAAACGAAGTGCGCGACGAAAATGGGGTTGTCGTTATCGTGCCAGAAAACGAACGCGCAAATTACGACATAGGCTACAGCCTATACAACAATGGGCTGCGGGAATACATAGTAATCGTGCAGGAAGATAACGAAGAAGAAAGCCGCTGGAGTTTTCATTGTGATGCGGAAGATGCAGACCACGCGCAGGAGCAGGCACTAGGTCACGCCGATGTTATTAGCTGCATCGCCGTTTACGAGCGCATTAAATAGGAGATCAGACGATGACACAATTAACAGATGGCGATTACAAAATGGATGATGACGGTTCCGTTTGGATTGACGTTCGCGGATTTACCGTTCACATATTGACAACGGATGAAGGGATTGTCGTTGACGTTTTTAATCGGAGTGAATTAGCAGATCATTGTTATGTCAGCCCGATTGCATCAACGTACGCTTACGACCATGAGCTAGCCGATAGCGCAGCCGAATAGGAGATCAGACGATGCTACACATAAACAAATCTGAGGAGCTGTGCGCTTTGGCCGCTTACATTGCCGACCACCTGACCGAAGAATTAAACCGATCAGGCATAGGCCACGGCATCAGTATGTTTGATATTCAAGACGCGCTGAATGCCTACATCGGCGGCGCAGCAGACCATAACTATTAGGAGATCAGACGGTATGGAAGCCCTGTTAGAACTCAGCGGTAACAATATGGTTGCCATGATTTATCAGACGGAATCAGGATTCACCGTTGCCAAGCAATCAAACGATCAGACGCTCGGCATATTCCGCTATCGTTCGCAAGACGCTGCTATAAAATGCGCCTTGCAAATTATCAATCTGGAACTATGAGATCAGACGCTCACGCCGCCTTTTCCGTTCACATTCTTGAGGATGAGGATGGAAACGTGCGGATTGTTTCTGACTGGACTGGGCGCGGCCAGCGATGCCTTGACCTCGGACTTGAGATCATGGAATCGCTCGCCCACATTCAGCCTCACACCAACGGACAATTAAGCTTCGTGTTGCCGAGTCGCACCGACCTGGAGCATTAAGTGAGTCAGGCTTTGCGTCAAACCAAACAACCCGACGCGCTGATGGTAATCGTTGGCATCCTCTCCGCAAACATCAGACATCCAGACCGGCCAGCCAATTTCCGCCGCAGCCTGTTGCCCTGTACCGCTTTGATCGTTGTCTGCGATGACTAGCCCCTGCTGTAACCCACCGGCCACGCGCACCATATTGCCCGCGCTGAAACAGACATGAATTGTGTACCGCATCTTCATATGTTTCAGTGCCAGCCGCACCGAAAGCGCAGTCGCGTACCCTTCGCACACAATGTTCACGCCGCGATTGTCGAACGTGAACGTAGCACCCGCCGTTTTCTGTCCGTACAAAAACCGCTTGGAACCCTCCCGATCAATCTGCTGCACACCGACCAGCGATTTACCCACTCTCATGGGGATCAGAAGCACAGGATCCCCGCCCTGAAAAAAGACATGGCCTTCTTCCTCCGGAAACCCTTTGCCTACAAGGTACGGATGAGTCTGAATCACGCTGTTATTCAGCATACCGACAGCACGCTTGATTGCGTCAGCCTGCCGCTGCTTCACATCCTGCTCGGCCTTCGCTTGCCGCCGCGCCCAGTCCGCACTCTGTACGCGATCAGACGCTCGATGTTTATCTGAGTCAGGCTTCCATACCGCAACGACAGTTGACGTTGCATGGTTCTGCACAAAGCCATGATCGCCCAAGTATTTGACCGCGCCGTTTTTAGACCTCGGATGATCCTCTGTTGGGTATCGCACCCACTGTCCGAACGGTGGCAAGTCGTTAATGATGATGCCATGCGACCGCACAAAGTCTATGAATTCCATACGTTCTCCGTGATCTTGTAGTGGTGCGAGAATGTGTAGATGTTCTGCCATGTAGCCTTACAGTCCGAACACTCCATGTTGTCTTTGACCTTATTCTTTTCATGATATGTATCCAGCATCAAGACATTGCGCTGTTTACATACCGGACAACGATCCATTCTCTCCATTATCTTTTCCCCACTGAACGTAAAAATTTCTTGAGTTTGTTGTTGACGAACCGCTGAGTTTCCATCGACGGCATGACTGGCCTATCCTCTAGCCCTCGCGGCCAGACGCCAAACTTTTCTCGGAATGTGTGTGCTGCTCTACCTTTGCTCCATCCTTGCGCTCGTTGATACCAGACCATCTGGCTCCAGAATTGCTGCTTGGACTCTCGACTGGCTCCAGCGCTAGCAATAAGTTCTTCCATCTTTCCATCAATTGCGATAACTGCATTCCTCTTTTCCTTTACATGACCACAGTGCAAACACGTGTCCCCATGCTTGGGCCAGAGCGCAAAGCAAGACGGACATTTACTTTCTTTCTTCTCTCTCTCAGACGGTTCTGATCTGGGCTTTTCCTTGCCATCGTCCAGCCGCTTGACGCCTGCTTCAAAGACATCATCCCAGTCATCTTTGAATCGCAAGTAATTCCCGCTGTGATCCAGCCACAGGGCGAACGGTTTATCTTCTGGATTGGCCATGTTTGCCCGCATCACTCTGCCCATTTGCTGCACATGACTGGACAGAGATTTACTGAACGGGCGGGCTGATACGCCGATCATTACATCAGGTACGTCAAAACCTTTGGTCAAAATATCAGTAGCGATCAAGCCATGAATTTTTGAGTCGGGCTTTGAGAAGTCAGCGATAGTCTGCTTCTTAAACTCGTCATCATCCTTGTACGACAGACAGACAAAGTTATAACCGCGCTCCATAAATTCACGCGCAAGATCAGCACCGTGTGCAACACCCGCACAGAAAACGATGGTCTTTCTTGGCCGACCAAATATCTCGTACGTCTTTTTCACCCACTCAGACACTACGTCGCCGGTAATCTGAATGCCACGCTCAGACGCCTCTGCTTGTGACCATTCGCCGGCCACCTTCTTGGCACCCGTCATGTCGATCTCTTTCGCAACGAACACGCGCAAGGGAACCAACACCTGCTGATCCACCAGCTGCTTGGTGGTGACGGTGCTGATGACATTGTCATAGACTTTGCCAAGCCCTTTGGTAAATGGCGTGGCGGTCAGACCGATGACCCGAACCTCTGGATTCTCTTTGATGAACTTGATAGTTTGCTCGCGGGTTTGGTGCGCCTCATCCACGATCAAGAGATTCAATCCTGGAAAGCTACCGCGCTTCTCCAGCGTCTGAGCGCTACAAACCTGGATGTTTTCGTACGGGCGATACCGCCAGTGTCCTGCTTGCAGAACACCGTGGTCGATCCCATACTTTTCTAAACGCTGAGATGTTTGATCGCACAGAACGATGCGATCAAGAATCATTGCCGCCTTGTTGCCCTTGTCTTTCGTGGCCTTCATCAGAGCGATGGCCATCTCAGTTTTGCCTGCACCAGTAGGAGCTACCAGCACCTGCGCCTTCTTACCCTGCTGGAATCCTTTGCGTAAAGCTTCCAGCGCCTCCTCTTGATACGACCGGAGTTCTAACATAGTTC